CCCCTGCGGGAGAGGGCCCCGCAGGGGCGCTCCAGGGGCAGAACCCGACCACGGGCACGCCGTTCGGCGTAGCCCCCGGCCAGGCCCAGATGGGCCCCGGCGGGCGCCCCGACCTCCAGACCCTGCTGGCCGGCCTCACCTCCGGCGGCCAGCCCAACCTGACAGCCAGCGTCAAGAGATCGGTTCCGGCATGAGCGAGACCAAGTACAGCTGCGCCGACTGCCGTCGGCCGATGGCGCAGGACGAGAGCGGCGCCATCGACATGACGGACCACGCTGCGGACTGCGCGGGCATCGCCCGCTTCGTCATCCGAGTGCACGAGGATGCGGCATGAGCGAGTGCAAGACCTGCGGCCGGGAGGATGACGGCCACTGGCTCGGATGCAAGGAAGCGCAGGGCCCCTGGTCCGATCAGGGCGGAGATATCCACCTGCCCCCGAAGGACTCCGGTCCCTGCGCAGTCGGCGACTGCGCCAAGCCCACTCGCCCGAAGGGCAAGGGGCGAGCCCCCATCTACTGCGAAGACCACAGCGACCCGAAGAGCAGGAAGTGAGCATCATGGCCGACACCGGATTCACGGGCGACCCGTACCACGAGGGCACCAGCAAGCCCCTGATGCCGCTCCAGGGCGGCATGCAGGAGATCCACACCCAGGCGCCGATGGACTCCACCGCGATGACCAACCCGCGCTCCGCGTCCAACGACGCGGTGCTCCAGACCTGGAACACCACCGTCCTGGCGCCGTCCGCCGGCACCACCGGCAGCAACGACAGCCACAAGGCCCACTGACCAGCCTTTTTCGGCGTTCGCCGAAGAAGTAGGAGGAGCACATGGCGTCTGGCGGATACCGCCAGCCCAGCTCCCCCGCCCCGGTCTCCGGGCCGGGGAGTCTGAGCAAGAGGACGGACGGCGGACCGAGCGACAAGCAGCCGGTCCGCGTGCCCACGGGCGGCGCCTACGGCGACGCCTCGCAGTTGCGCGCCGACCAGCAGGGCGCGCCCATGGCCGCCTCCGGCGGCGGGGACCAGCCCGCGCCCGGCCTGCTGGCCGGGATGGCCCTGCCCACCGGGCCGGGCCTGGCTGCGCCCACGCAGCAGCCGGGCGTGCCCGTCACCGACGGGGCGGCTTCGGGCCCCGGTGCGGGCCCGGAGGCCCTGGGCCTGCCCGTGCAGAAGGACCAGGACATGCAGGCCCTGGCGGCCTACCTGCCCGTCTTCGAGCACGTGGCCAACATCCCCGGCGCCAGCGCCGCGTTTCGGAACATGGTGCGGCAGATCAAGGGGTCGGCGTGATGGATTGGGTGGACCGCGTAGGCGCGATGTACCAGTTCTTCAACGGCTATCCGCCGCTGGCGCACGACATGGGGATCAACGGTCCCCAGAGCGACTTCGCCTACTCGCTGGCGTACGGGGTGCAGAACACCTCCACGCCCCTGGACGTGTACCCGGCGGACACCCAGACCTTGGCAGGCTGACGTGGGACTGGGCGGCTTCTTCAAGGACTTGGGCAAGGGCGCGTCGAGCGCCATCAGCGGCACCGCTGGCGCCCTGAACAAACTGGACAGCCTGGGCGGCTTGAACCCGTTTCACGTAGAACAGGGCTCCGCGACGGACCCGAGCAAGGCGGCTGGGAACGGTCCGCTGGGCAACGTCCTGAACCACCAGGTGGAGACGGTCTCCAAGGGCCTGAACTGGGTGTACGACAACGGCATCTCGCAGCCGTTGTCCACGGCCCTGATGGCCGGCACGCTGTCCGGCGGTCCCTTCAAGACCGCCAACTGGTCCATGGCCTGGCACGCTGCGGAGCACATCTCCCCCGCTCAGGCGCTGTTCCTGAACCACCAGCAGACCACGCAGGCGGTCAACTCGCCGCTGGACTACTACAAGCCGGACTCGGCCTACCTGCCGCCCGGCTTCGATCAGCTGCCGCAGGACCAGCAGCAGGCGTTCCTGAAGAAGGCGGGCATGCCCGCCGTGGGCAACGCCTACATCAACGAACTGCGCCAGTCGCACGGTGACTTCAAGTACGCCTCCGGCGTGGGCGACCTGGCGCTTCGCTGGTGGGCGGACCCCACGATCATCGCCGGCCACGCGGCCAGCGAGTTGCGGGCGACCCGCCAGGTCGTCAAGCGCCCCGTCGAGGGCTGGTCGAAGGCGAATATCGACCAGATCATGGAGAAGTCGACCATGGGCAAGGCGGTCGACTTCATCTATGCCAACCGGGAGAATCCGCAGCTCCTGAACAACCTGAGCATGGCCAAGAACTCGGCCCTGGGGCCGAGGTTCGGGGCTGTCGCTTCGCTGCTACGGACCCCGGAGGAAGTCCACGACTTCCTGCGTGTGGGCCTGGGCGACGTGGACGCGATCGAGCGCCTTCAGACGCAGAACGCCCTGGCCGCGTCGCGGATCGAGCAGGACACCTCGCGCTACAGCGCGTTGGACGCGATGCATACCCGGTACGCCAACGTCGGCAACCAGCAGATGACTGGGCTGGTCGACCAGCAGATGAAGGCGCTGAACGACCGCGTGAACGCGGACGAGTCCCTGGTGACCAGGTACAACCAGGTGCTGGCGCACGCGCACGAGCTGGACCAGGTCAACCTCTCGCGCTGGAGCTTCGCTCGCGCACAGCAGGCCACCGACGCTCAGGCGGAGTACCGGGCCCGTGCGGCCCGGGGCGGCAAGGCCGGCCGTCAGGTCGTCATTCAGCCGACCCCGATCTTCTCCAAGGGCACGTCGGCCCCTGTCGACCTGGGCTTTCAGAAGTCCGTCCTCTACGGCGTCGGAGACTTTTTCTCCACGCCGGTGACGATGGTGCGCAGCCTCGCCAACGCGAGGCCCAACGGGTACATGCGGATTGACGACATCGACAAGGACTCCATCGCGGAGCTGCGCGGGCAGCTCGCACGGATTCCGGGGATCAGCAACGCCACCCGGCTGAACATGCTGAACGAGTACCTGAAGACACAGACCGAGGGCGAGCGCCTGGCGCTGCTGAAGGAGATCGGCGCCACGGGCGCCGCCAAGGTCGCGGAGAAGCACGGGCTGGAGCCCGAGGCCGGGCTGGACATCTACAAGGAGCACCTGAAGCGCCAGGTCGGCGAGATCGACAACATGAAGCGGTACTCCGCCGCACAGATGCCGATCACTACCGCCGACGGCTCCGCGGCTCAGATCCACGTGGACGAGTTCATGACCAACGGCGGCAAGCTGGTGGTGCACCCGCCCCTGGCTACTCAGCTTGCCAACGACCACGTCTTCCAGGATCTGGACCAGATGGACAAGGTCTTGGCCCGGCACTCCAGCGCGCTGAGCGCGATTCGCACCACGCGGGTGGGTAACCCGGACTGGATTCTGGACGCGGGCGACTACCTCACGCACCTGTTCAAGTTCGGGACCCTGTTCCGCCTGGGCTACATCCCCCGCGTAGCGGGCGATGACCTCGCGGGCCAGGTGGCCCGCCTGGGCGCGGCGAACATGGCGCTGCGCGCCGGCTGGGGCGTGCGCAACGGCGCGACCAACGCGGCGCTGCGCTACACCAAGCACATGTCGGCGGCCAGGGCCGCGACCGCCCAGCAGGGCGTGAACTACGCGGCGGACAAGCTCATCGAGGTCAAGGCCGAGATGAAGGCGCTGTCCGCCTCCGGCGCGGCGGACCCCGCCAAGCTCGCCGACCTTCGGTCGCACCGGTCCTTCTTGCAGACCTACAGGGACCTTCAGCAGAAGGTCGTGGACGAGCACAGCGCGATTGCCGCCACGCCGAAGGCGAAGGCGGGCACCCGGGTCAAGGAAGTCAAGATGCCCCGCGAGCGGGTGCTGAAGATCGGCCCGAGGGTCGGGCCGCGCACTGGCCCCAACATCGTCGCCCCCGCTGCCTTCGAAGGCGACGAAGGCAGCTACTTCCTGAAGATGATCAGCTCCGACGAGGCCCTGGGGCAGATCTTCTCCACGAACAAGGCCCTCGTGCACGGACACCTGATGCGGTCCTTCGACCACGGCGGCAAGGCGATCTCCGCCGCCCAGGACGAGGGGCTGCATGCGACCTCCTGGGCGCATGCGATCAACGCTCAGCTGATGCAGGACCCGCTGGCCTCGCAGGCCGTGCGCGGCGCGTCGGTGGAAGACCTGACGAAGTGGCTGAAGCAGACGGCCGAAGGCCGCCAGTACCAGCGCCGCATCGGCCTGACCCCCGGAGCCCGCGGCGCCGGCACGGAGAACCGGGTCATCGCCGACCCGGAGGACGAGGCGAACCGTGCGTGGCACCAGGTTGCGGAGTACATGCCCACCCCGGAAATCAGGGCCAAGGCCCTGGAGCCGGACGGGGTGGACCCGGAGTTCCTGAAGAAGGCCGTGCCGATGGCGCAGCGCCCGGAGGTGCACACCGGGCAGGTAGGCGGAGCCCAGACCAAGTACAAGCGGGCCCTGGACAACGTGGTGGGGACCTGGTTCAAGTGGGCGGCCACGCTGCCGGCGGACAACTGGAGCCGGCACCCGCTGTTCAACCAGCTCTACGAAGGTCACCTGAAGACGCTGGCTGGCCAGCTGAAGAAGCAGGGCGCGTACGACACCACCGTGGACGGTGTCGAGCGCATGGCCACGACCGCGCGCCGGCTGGCGCTGCGGGACACGAGGAAGCTGGTCTTCGACATAGCACACAGGTCTGACGCCGCAGCCGCGCTGCGGATGATCAGCCCGTTCATGGCTGCGACCACGGAGTCATTCCAGCGCTGGGGCCGCATCATCGCGGACCGGCCCCAGGTCGTGGGCTACGCCAACGACTTCTTCAACGCTCCGATCGCCAAGGGCAACATGCAGGACGCCGACGGCAATGACGTGACGAAGGACGGGTACAGCTACACGATCGACCCGGCCACGGGTAAGGCCGTCAAGCACCTGGTGCCGAAGTCCCAGCGTTACATCGTGGCGCGGATGCCGCACTCCCTGGCCCGGACTCTGGGCCTGCCGCTGGGCGCAGATCCGTCCAGCGGGAAGCTGACGCTGTCCCAGAACTCCATGAACCTGGTCACTCAGGGTGACCCCTGGTTCAGTCCGGGCGTGGGCCCGATCGTGCAGATCCCGGTGAACCAGCTGGTGAAGGACAAGCCGAAGGCCGCGGAGCTGGCTCGCCAGCTCCAGGTGCTGCCCTTCGGGCCGCAGAACGGCGGAGCCTTCGGCACCGGCCCGGCCGGCGAAGCGGCCAGCTTCCTGCTGCCCAGCACGGTGAAGAACTTCCTGACCGCGTACGACACCAGCGACGACCGCTACCAGTCGGTGAAGCTCCAGATCATGCAGCGTGCTGCGTTCGAGCACGAGCAGCTGGGCAAGCCGATGCCGTCGGCATCGAAGATCGCGGCCATGACCAAGAACTACTGGCTGTTCAGCGCCGGCTCCGCGTTCCTCCAGCCGATGGCGACGCAGAAGGCGGACAAGTACCAGTTCTTCCGCGACCAGTACAACAACCTGCGGCGCATTGATCCGCTGTCGGCGGACGACGAGTTCCTGAAGCGCTACGGGGAGAGCTACTTCATCTTCGCCCAGAGCCAGTCCAAGAACGACAGCGGCATCCCGGCCACGATCAAGGCCGTGGACCTGGAGAAGAAGTACGGCGATCTCATCGCCGCGAACCCCGAGCTGGGGGCCCTGATCGTGGGCCCGGAGGGCAACGGGCCCTTCTCGCCGGAGGCGTACTCCTACCAGCTGAACACGCCGGTCACGCCCGGCGGGTCCGAGATGCAGCGGACGAAGATGTCCGCGAGCCAGGCCATGGAGGAGAACCAGCGCCGGCTGGGCTGGGCGAAGTACACGGGCTTCATGAACGCCCTCACCGCCAAGCTCCACAACCAGGGCCTGAAGTCGTTCTCCGACAAGGGCGCCGAAGGGCTGAAGGCGCAGAAGCAGGCGATCACGCAGCTCTTCGGGTCTCCGACGCTGCCCGACGGCAGCGACAACCCGTTCTACAACGAGGCATGGTCCAAGGACTTCAACACCCTGGACCCGCTGAAGTACGAGCGGCTGGTGCCCGCCCTCCAGAAGGTCGCCACGAGCCCTCTGGCGGCCGATCCCAACCGCAGTGACCTCCGGGTCCTCCAGACCTATCTGGGGGCCCGACAGGGCATCGTGCAGGCGCTGGCGCAGCGCAAGAAGACCGGCGGCTCCAACGTGATCACGGCCAAGTCCAACGCGGACGTGCTGACCGCGTGGCAGAAGTTCGTGGACGGACTCGTGGAGTCCGACACGCGGTTCGGGGACCTGCACTCGCGCTACCTGTCGCGGGACCTCGGTTACGACGGCACGACCCAGGAGGCGTAATGGCGATCACCGACAGCTCCACTCCGACGCCCAGCGCCTCTTCGGGCGCAGGGCTCACCCCGGCGCAGCAGAAGGCGCTGGATTCCATCGCCGCCAGTATCGGCAACTCCGGCTCTTCCGGAGCCGGCCGGGTCTTCATGGGCTTCAGCCCTGGCAAGACGGCGAACTCGCCGTTCACCTCCGAGGCGGGCCAGGCGCGTCAGCAGACGCAGCCGCGCACGCCCAGCTGGTGGTCGATCGACGGAGCCACCGGCCAGTACTTCAACTGGAGCCAGAAGCAGCGCGATGACTTCCGGGCCAAGGGCCTGCTCTCGGGCCTGCTCACGCAGGGAGCGGGCGACCTGGAGGCGTACAGCCTCTGGCAGAACCTGGTGAACCAGGCGGCCCTGTACGGGGCGCAGGGCCAGCAGGTGGGTCCGCTGGACATCCTGTCGGGGTACGTCAAGGGCAACAGCTCCGGAGGCTGGATCAAGCAGGGGGACTTCGAGGTCAACCCGGTCACGGGTGAGAAGCGATACATCGGCCCGAAGTTCAAGACGACCACGCAGACCAACCTGGACCTGACCGACCCGGCGACCGCGCGAGCGATCGCCACGAAGGTTTTCCAAGATCTGCTGGGCCGAGACCCGGGCCAGGGCGAGATCAACTCCTACGCCACGGCGCTCTCGCAGTCCGAGATGCAGAACCCGAGCAACACGACCACGACCACGCAGTACGACCCGACCACGGGAGAGGCCACGGACTCCAGCTCGGTCACCACGGGCGGCATGACCGCGGACGCTCAGGCGATGCTGGCTGCCGACGCGGCCAAGAAGAAGCCCGAGTACGGGGCCTATCAGGCCGCGACCACTTACATGCATGCGCTGGACCAGGCGGTGTACGGGGGTCCGAGCTGATGGCCGTCTCCGGGCTGGACCTGGTCAACTTCGCGCGCAGCGCCCTGGGCACGCCGTACGCCTGGGGCGGGACGAACATGCAGTCGGGCATCGACTGCTCGGGCCTGGTCCAGGCCGTGTACGGCCACTTCGGCATCCAGCTCCCCCGGGTCACCTACGACCAGATCAACCAGGGCGCGAGCGTCCCGGTGAACAAGCTCCAGCCCGGTGACCTGGTGTTTTTCGACACCGAGCCGGGCAACAAGGGCGCCGATCACGTCGGAATCTACATCGGCGGAGGCAAGTTCATCCACGCGCCCCACACGGGCGACGTGGTCAAGATCTCCAGCCTGTCCGATTCGTACTACATGAATCGCCTGATGGGTTCACGCCGCATCAACGGCGTCTCCGGGGCCGCGCCGTCGGGCGCGGCGGTCTCGCAGGCCCCGCAGGTCAAGCTGTCCAGCGAAGAACTCGCGGACAGCTACGGCATGTCCTACGCGTTCTTCAAGTCCCAGCCCGAGCTGATGGGCCTGCTGAAGTCCGCGGTCGCGGACCAGTGGACCCCGGACAAGTTCTCAGCGGAGCTGAAGAACACCAAGTGGTGGAAGTCGAACTCCGACTCTGCGCGCAAGGCGCAGGTCCAGGCGAAGAGCGACCCGGCGACCTACAAGGCGTCGATGGCCGCGGCGCAGGCGCAGGCCCAGGACATGGCCGTGAAGGCCGGCGCGATCCTGTCTGCGAAGCAGACGCAACAGCTCGCCACGAACATGGTCAACTACGGCTGGGACGACACGCAGATCCAGAACTTCCTGGGCCAGTACGTGAAGTTCCGCAACGACGGGACGCTGGGCGGCCAGGCGGGAGCCGCGGCCGACCAGATCACGAAGTACGCGTACGACCAGGGCATCAAGATCTCGGACCAGACGGTGAAGAACAACGCCGCGTACCTGATCAGGGGTCTGACCACGATGCAGCAGGTCCAGGACGGCCTGCGCCAGCAGGCCATCTCCACCTACCCGGGCTGGACGGAGCAGCTGAACGCGGGCGCGACCATGCGCGACATCGCTGCGCCGTACATCCAGATGACGGCGCAGGAGCTGGAGCTGCCGGAGACCGACGTGGACGTGTGGCACCCGAAGGTCTCGGCCGCCCTGAACGCGGCCGACCCCAAGGGCCTGCCGGCCCCCATGTCGCTGAGCGACTTCCAGAGGACGCTGCGCACTGACCCGGCCTGGAAGGCCACGTCGGGCGCCCAGGACCAGACCATGCAGGTCGGGCACCAAGTCCTCCAGTCTCTGGGGCTAGCCTCATGACGATCTCCAAGGCAGCCTTCCTGTGGGCGATTGCGCAGGAGGAATCGGGCCAGAGCTACAGCGCCCACAACCCCAACTCCGGCGCCATCGGCAAGTACCAGGTGATGCCCAGTAACGTGGCCTCCTGGACCAGGAGGGCGCTGGGGTACTCCATGACCCCAGCGCAGTTCGCAGCCTCGCCGAGCGCCCAGGAGAAGGTCGCCCAGGTCGTCCTGGGCGGGGACTACGACAAGTACGGCCCCGAGGGGGCTGCGTCTGTGTGGTTCTCTGGACAGCCGAACCCGAACAAGGTCGGCAACGACGGATCGACCTCGATCCGCCAGTACGTGAACAACGTGATGAGCCTCGGCGGCAAGTACAGCGGGCAGTCCGCCGGAGGCGGCGGAGGAGCGGTAGGAGCGAGTGCGGTGACGCCCAAGCTGAGCATGGACGAGCTGGCCGCGAACTACGGGCTCAGCTCCGCCCTGATCAACAGCTCCAAGGAGCTGAAGAACCTGTTCAACCAGGCGGTGAAGGGCAGCTGGTCTGCCGACCTGTTCACCGCCAAGCTCAAGAACACGAACTGGTGGAAGACGCAGCCCGACAGCCTGCGGCAGTACATCACCACCAAGTACACCGACCCGGCCACCTGGAAGCAGAAGTACGGCCAGGGCATCTCGGACATGAACTCGATCGCCGTGCAGGTGGGCCTGGGCAACCAGGTCGACGGCAAGGGCCAGAGCAGCAAGCTGCTCCAGACCGCCACGTACTACTCGCTGGCGCTCGGCTGGTCCGACGCCAGGATCAAGGACTGGCTCGGTGGCCAGGTCCAGGGCCACGCCGGGGTGATGTGGGGCGAAGCCGGCGACACGTACGACAAGCTCCAGTCCATCGCGTACTTGAACGGGATCAAGCTCAATACGTCCTGGTACACCAACAACGTCCGGGCCGTGGAGTCGGGGAAGTCCACGGAGTCCCAGCTGGAGGACTCCATCAGGAAGACCGCGGCAGCGCGCTACAGCGCGTTCCGCCCCCAGATCCTGGCCGGCCAGAACGTGATGGACCTGGCGTCCCCGTACATCCAGTCCGTTGCCAAGATCCTGGAGATCCCGTCCTCGGACGTGGATCTGTTCAACAGCCACGTGGCCAAGGCCATGTCCAGCAACACCAACGGTCAGGCCATGAGCATCTGGTCCTTCGAGAACAGCCTGCGCCAGGACCCGCTCTGGAAGAAGACGCAGAACGCGCAGGACAGTGCAATGCAGACCGCCCACCAGGTACTCCAGTCGTTTGGTCAGGTGTTCTAGATGGCGACAGCCCCCGTCCTCGTAGGCGGTCACCCGGTCGGCGTGGTGACCGACCCGGGCTACTCCCAGTCCGCCACGGACCGGTTCACCAACTCCCTGACGGGCGCGAGCAGGGACGCCTTCGTGGCGTTGAACGCCCTGTTCACCAGCTACGGCCTGGGCACTCTGGCCCCGAAGATCTTCAGCTACATCCAGAACGGCTACAGCGCCGACACGATCAGCCTGCTGCTCCAGGACACCACGGAGTACAAGCAGCGCTTCGCAGGCAACGACCTGCGAGCCAAGGCGGGCCTGGCCGTGCTGTCGCCGGCCGACTACCTGGCCACGGAGGCCAGCTACCGCCAGGTGATGGCCAGCGCTGGACTGCCGTCCAGCTTCTACGACACGCCCTCGGACTTCGCCAACTGGATCGGGAAGGACGTGAGTCCGACCGAGATCAAGTCCCGGGTGGACCTGGCCACGCAGGCCACCACGGCTGCCGACCCGTACCTGAAGCAGCAGCTTCAGGCGTTCTACGGCGTCGATGACGCCCACCTGACCGCGTACTTCCTGGACCAGACCAAGGCGCTGCCCCTGCTCCAGAAGCAGGAGGCAGCAGCGCAGTTCGGTGCCGAGGCGGCCCGGCGAGGGCTGCTCTCGGACCCCACGCAGATGATGGACTACGTGAACCAGGGGTTCTCGCAGTCCCAGGCATCGCAGGGCTTCCAACAGGTCGCGGAGGAACTGCCCAACCTCCAGGCGCTGGCCCAGAGGTTCGGCACCACGTTCTCGCAGGGCGAGGAAGAGCAGTCCGTGTTCGGCACGGGTGCCGACTCCATGGACAAGAAGCGCTCCCTGGTCAACCAGGAGCGCGCCCAGTTCGCAGGCTCCAGCGGCAACGCCGCAGCGGGGCTCAGCGCCGGGTATCGGGCGACCTGACCTCGCCCGCCAGGTACCAGGTGCGCAGCGCAGCCGCTGCGAACAGAGCGGCGATCACGCCGCTGCCGACCCGGCCCCCGGTGCCCTGATCGCCGATGACGGCGCCGGCTGCGGCGCCCACGGCGATGAACGCCAGGACGATCCCGATCCAGATCTTCAGTGCCTTCTTCATGTCCCCTCCAGGTCTTGTGTGCGCAGCGTAGCGCTGCGTCATGCCCTGGAGCAGGTGCTAGCGCTAAAGTGCTAGCGCTTGGGGCATACTGAGTATGCCCAGGGACGACCGGCGCCTGGGCCGAGAAGTCCGGGAGTGGAGCGCGAATCCCCTGCCCCGGGGGAGTAGCAGGCCACGGAGAACAGGGAGCGCGCAGTGAGCGAGATGTACGGCTTCGGCGAAGAAGAGCAGGGCGGGCCGCAGGGCCAGAGCGAGCAGGGACCCAAGTGGTTCCGCGAGCAGATGGCAGAGGTCTCCGGAACCCTCAAGGAACTCCGGGCGGAGAACGAGCGCCTGAAGGAGAACCAGCGCCAGGAGCAGGTCGCCAAGACGCTCACCGCGAAGGGCTACGCCCCGCAGGCCGCCGGCCTGTACACGGGCACGCCCGACAAGCTGGACGACTGGCTCAGCGCCAACGGCGCTGCACTGGCCAAGACCGGCGGCGAAGCCGTCGAGCAGGGCCAGGGCGTGCAGGGCACGCCTGCCTCGGTCGTCAGCCCCGAGAGCCAGGCAGCCATGCAGCAGATGGCATCGGCTGGCGTGGACGGAGTTGCCGCCATCAGCGGCGACGACCAGCTCGCGGCACGCATGGAAGCGGCGAACACCCCCGAGGAGTTCAACGCGATCATGCGCGAAGCCGGGAACGTCCGCTTCCGCTGAACCTGCGCTCTCTCTCCCTGACTTCTGCGAGCTTGAGAGAGACCCATGGCCAACGCGTTTACCGATACGACTGCACTGTCGAACACAGTGCAGACTGCGTACGACAAGAGCTTCCGCTTCGCGCTCCGCAGCCAGCCGCTGTTCCGCTCGCTGGCCGACGTGCACCCCACCGACCTGACCGCGCCGGGCTCCAGCATGGTGCTGGGCATCTGGCAGGACCTGGCCCCGGCGACCACGCCTCTGTCGGAGGACGTGGACCCGGACGCGGTTGCCATGAGCAACCCGACCCAGATCACCCTGACCATCAACGAGTACGGCAACCCGGTCCTGCGGACCCGGAAGCTGATGCTCACCTCGCTCACCGACGTGGACCCCGCCGCGGCGTCCCAGATCGCCTACAACGCCGCGGACTCCGTGGACGTGGTGGTGCAGACCGAGCTGCGAGGCGGCTCGAACCTGATCCAGACCCTCAACGGCACCATGTCGTACGTCACCAACGCGACCAGCGGCACGCTGGCCACGACCATGGTCGGCACGGGCACCACCGACACCTTCCGCTCGCCGATGATCCGCCTGGCCACGGCCAAGCTGCGCACCAACAAGTCGGTGCCCAAGCGCGGTTCGATGTACGGGGCGTTCATCCACCCCGAGGTCTCCCACGACCTCCGGGCGGAGAGCGGCGCCGCCGCCTGGCGCGATCCGCACAACTACAGCGCGGCCGGCAACATCTGGGCCGGCGAGATCGGCGAGTACGAGGGCGCGTTCTGGATCGAGTCGCCGCGTTGCTACAACGCGGTGGACGCCG